GACTACGCGGCCACCTTCTCTGTGCCAGCCCGGGACCAGTGGACCGCGGCGAAGCTACTCATGCAACTGCTGAGTCAGGGACCGGTACAGGCTGACAGGGATGCGGGGATCACCCGCATCACGGCCAAGTATCCGGGCCATCTGGGAGACCCGAACTCGCAGCACAAGATCTGACCGGAAACGAAAAAAAGCCCCCGGCCGAAGCCGGGGGCTTTAATTCATTCTCTCAACCCGAGGTAGACCCCTCTACCTCAGACCTGGGGGGTCGGCACCTCAGCGGGTGCCGGCTCGGCAGCAGCAGCCGCCTCAGCGGCAGCGACCTGCTTCGCGTTCAGCTTCTCGATCTCGGCAAGCGCGAGCTGGCCCGCCTCAGCGAGGGCCCACGCGGTGGCCGTCTTCTCGTCCTGCTTGCGCTGAGCGACCTCACCGAGGCCGAGCAGAGCAGCGACACAGCCAACGAGGGCTTCCCACGGGACGCCCGGCCAACGGGCGACGAGGACAGGCGCCAGAGCGCCGACTAGACCGATCAGACGTACAGCGTGCTTGGAAAGAAAGTTCTTCATGTCGACTCCTCAGAGGGTCACTTGCAGGTGGGCTTGGTGGCGGTCGGCTTCGGAGTCGCCTTGTGGGTGGCCTTGGCAGACGCCTTCGGCGTCGCCTTGGGAGTCGCCTTCTTCGAAGCAGTGGCAGAAGGCTTGGCCGGAACGCTGATGGTCTGGCCGGGCTGGATCGAGTCCGGGTTCTTCACCTGCGGGTTGGCCGTCAGAAGGGCCGCGAGAGTCACACCAGCGGCCACAGCGATAGACCCGAGAGTCATGCCGGACTTCACGACGACCTTCTTCAGGCCGGTCGGGGCCGACTTTGCGGCCGGGGTCGAGGAGACCGGGCCGTCCGCCTTCGCGGCGTAGTGGAAACCGGGCTTGCCCTTCAGGGCCGGGTCCGCGGTGGTCACTCCCTCAGCGAACTGGGGCAGGCCGTAGCCGTAGGTGTTTGCGTCGCGCCGAGCGCGCTTGCGCAGGTAGACGCCGTCACCCTCAGGCGAACCCGTCAGGTTCGTGTTGCCCTCGACGGTGTAGATGTACGTCGCGTCGTAGGCGTAGACGATTCCCGTGTGCGTCCCGCCGTTCGGGCCGTAGAAGACCTGAGCACCGATCGCAGGGAAGTCCGAGTAACGCCCCTTCTGACGGAACCAGTCCAGCGCAGTAGCGCAAGATGCAGTACGCGGGAACAGGTCGGCATTTCCCGACTTCAGCGCATCCCAGGAAACAAAGAGCGCACACCAGGCGTAACCACCAGCGGACACCCACGCCATCCCAGGAACCTGGTCGGCGTACTTCTCCTTGTTGTTCCAATGGCCTCCGGAGAATCCTTCCTTGTAACCTACCTCCGCTTTAGCAACCTTGATTAGCTCTGCGGCACCACTCATCTTGTTGTCCCCCTTCAGGGCATGAAAAAGGAGGCCGAGGGTGAACCCCGGCCTCCGAAAAGGCAGTTGTCAGACGTGCAGCCCTCTGAGTCGGTCTGGATCGAGTGCAGTGAGAATGTCGATGAGCCGCTGATTCTTCTTCTCAATGGCTGCGAGTCGCAGCTTGATCTCGTCTAGGTCTTCCTCAAGCCGGTCAGCGCGAGCCTTCTGCGCTTCGGCTTCCTCTTTCCAAATGTTGTGGGTGCCCCTGCGCCAGTTCGCATAAATGACCACCGAAGCGGCGGCGAGAGCGCTTGCGAGGGAGACGATGTTGTCGAGCTGCATTACGCCTCCCTGTACCAGCCTTGAATAGTGATGATGGTCGAGGTCCCGAGCTGTTCGCCTCGCACGATGATGTCGGTGGGCCCACGGAGCTGATCGATAATGGCTCCCGAGCCGCCCGCGAGGATCATTGCGCTGAAGCCCCCAGAGACAGAACTGTTGGTGCCAGCGGCTATACCGCCGCAGTACCCGCCTATGAACTGGCGAGTCGTGGCGGCGCCGGTCCCTCCGTCGCGGTAGGGCGTGCTCGGGAGGGAAATGGTGATTCCAGTCGTGCCCGAGCCTGCCGCATTGACGGCTAGGTAGATCTCGACCAGGACGAGCTTGCCGAACTTCTTGTACCAGCCGACTTGCTGATTCCACGTGACAGTGCCGCCGTTGGTCACGGCCGGCGTGTAGGTGCTCCACGTGGTGGACGAGACAGTCAGGTCTCCGCCGACGACGAAGGCGGTGTCCGTCTTCAGAGTGCCGGCCGCGGAGCGGTAGAGGACGGCGTCGCGGGCATTCGTGCCGTCGCCCCACTCGTGCTTGCCGTCGGCCATCACGTTGTGGCGGACCACTGCATCCGTCGTGACCTTGGACGTGTACGCGCTGTTCGAGGCAGCGGGGCGAGTGCTGTCGGTAGATCCCTGGTGGGTCGTAGTACCACCCACCACGAGCGCACCATCTGTAGTGAGAGTGCTGACCCCAGAGCGGTACAGCGTGGTGTCACGGTTGGCGGAGCCGCTACCGAAGGAGAACTTGCCCTCGGTCGTCACTCGAACCCGGTCGAAACCGTCGCCCGTGACGTTGATGCCGAGCATGTCAGTGCCGCTAGCGGCACCAGAGAGCTTGGGGAGTCCGGTGAAGTTCGGGTTGCCCGTGAAGATGCCCGAGAGGACACCTGCGTTGATGGTGGGGCTCGTCAGGGTCTTGCCGCTGAGGGTCTGAGTGTCCGTGGTACCGACGACGTTGCCGGTGACTCCGTGGACGTTGGTTACGGCAGTCTTGTGAGTGGCGTCCTGAGCGTCGCTGTACGCCCTGTCCCCGTGAGGGTCGATCCCGGTGAGGTGAGCGTCGAGCCGTTCGCCGATCGTCACGGAGACGAGAGCGACCCTGCTACCGCCTCCGAAGTCCACCCACAGGCGCTCGTATCCGTCGGGGCCGTAAAAGGCTGCGACGAAGCCGTGGATGTCCGCCTGAAGCTGGAGGATCGGGGCTCCGTCGATGTTGGTCAGGTCAGTGAGCTGAGCCGCACCGGCAGAGGGACCGTCCCAGACGGTTCCCACGGCGTTCGGTACACGGGCGCCGGTGATGTCTTCGGCAACTGAATCGGCTGTACCGCCGAAAAGATTGCGTGCCAAATGGCACCTCCATAAGGGCATGAAAAAAGGCCCTGCTGGAGATGCCAGCGGGCCTAACTCGTAAAGTGTGGGGATTAGTTGCCGAAGGTCGCTGCCTCGTACACGCCGGAGATCTTGACGTTGGACAGCGGGGGAATGGCTCGAAGGCCGTCCAACCCCTCGGAGGTGGTGGTCGGGTTGGGGTAGAGGAGATACATGACGGTCTGGCCAGAGCTGCCCTGGCTGATCTCGCCATGGATCTCAACGACGTTGGGAAGTCCGCCGTTGTAGTTGGGGTTCCGGAGAACGCCCTTGACCACCTGGCCCGTAGTGCCAGTGGCAGGCGTCGGAAGCGTCACAGCGACAGTGCTGTTGCCCGTACGAGTCGGGCCAGTGTCTTCCCAGTCGTTATTCAGATACACCGAGAAATAGACCATCCCAGGGGCGATCCAACGCCACCGGCCAACCTTGTTGGCGCTCGGAAGATCAACGTTCACGTTGACCAGACTCGGCGTGTACTGACGAGGCTTGGAAAGGTCACGCGAGACCACATTGCCGTCACGGCCAATCCAGTATTCGCTTTGGGTATCGGTGTTGTTCGAGTCCATGTCGATCAGGAACGAACCGTTCGCCTGGTACGAGGTCGCCGAAGTCGCATTCCACGGAACTGCCATATGCTCGGGAGCATCGAACGGCATGATGGGGACGACGCTGAGGGCCGCGCTGTTGGCCGGCACAGTGACCTGGTGGAGAGGCATCTCCCAGACACCGCCATAGGTACGGGTCAGCGCAGGTGCCTTCGGGCTCGCCGCGGGCTGGCCCTGAACCACCGCAAGGTTGACCGAGCTGGTTGACATGTTGGCTCGCAGGACGATCAGGTCCGTGCGGCCTGTCGCGCCGGTGTTGGCTGCGATGGTGACCGTTGCTGTAGCGGTGAGCTGGTAGTAGAAGCCTCCGACGAGGGCCCGGCCGGGGCTGACGGTCACAGAGGTGTTGGTCGCCACAGCGGCCGTGAAAGGCAGGGAGAAGCTGTCGATGCTCGTCTGTTCAAGCCGGAAGTCAACCCGGTCCTTACCGAATATCCGAGCAAGGTACTGCCACTGTGCCTGAGACACCATCTGTGCTCCGCCGCCTGCACTGTCGGCGGCAAAGGGATAACTGATCTCGTTTGCCATTACATCCTCGCCTCAAGTCGACGCAACTTTTCGCGCATGTCGAACACTGTCTTGTAGAGATTGAGCGGGTTACCTGAACCCTGGTCACCGATGGACGGGGACACGGTTTCTGTTTGTCCGCCCTGGTCCACGGTGATGGACACCTCGCGCACGATGTCTGTGTATTCGGTGCCGTCCACGGCAACCGTCACGATGTCGCCCACGAAGTAATCGCGTCCGAACTTGATATGCGGGGTGTCGAGTGGATAGATCTGGAAATTGCCGGTCTTGGCGCCAGTGGTCAGAGCCTCTGTGGCGGCGTCCAAGACGGCCTGCTTGGCCGTGGTGAACTGGGCGTCAGTCACGCTGAGATCGGCCTTGATGGGCAGGCCCGTGGTCGGGTCCGCCTTGATGGGCAGGTCTCGCCGGTCTACCCACTGCTCGATCTGAAGGCCCCACTCGGCCTCTGTATCAGTGTCGATCTGCTGGTACAGGTACCGGCCCTTGCCGGTGCCCTGGCAGGCCACAATGACGCGCGTGACGGTCGGGGCCGTCAGGGACCAGGTGAACTCTCGAAGGTTGCCCAGCTCCTTGCTGAAGCGGACGTCCTTGGACAGGTCCCGCGGAGCGAAGATGTGACAGTTGATGACCTTCTGGTTCGGGTCCCATACGAAGCGGTATCCGGCGCCGTTGTTGCCGGCCCCCGTGTTGGTGGTCCAGGCTTCGAGCTTGGTCCCGATGACATCCCACTGGAGATTGTCAGAGATCGTCGTACCGAAGCTCACGTCACCTTCGAAGATGACGTTGCCGATCTGGCGCTGAGCCACAGCACCAGGACCAAGGGCCTTGTCCAGCTCGGACCAGATCAGGTGACCAGCCGGGCCGGAAACGGCCCTGGCGTCGTCCGTGTTCGACCACTGCTGTGTTGCCGACTTCGTGGGGTCGGGGTAGGCCAGGCGGTTGTACGCAAGTTTGTTGTCACACTTGCCACCGAAGTACAGCGAGCCCAGCGACGTGTGTTGATCGTTCGTCCAATAGTGCTGGAAGGACTCGATCTGACCCGTCAGGATCGGCGTCGCTACACCGTCTTGGTAGACCGCGATGCCACCACCCTTTTGCAGGATGTCAGCCTGAGGCGTACCAGCTCCCACGAGGATTTGCCACGTGCCGGCCTGGCAGTATCGGACCACCAGGTCCATTGAGATCCACGTGTCGATAACACCTATTCGGTTCAGTGCAGAGTCGCGTACCTCCACTCGATAGCCCATTTACACCTCATGTCAGTAAGTTGCGTAGCGAGGCAAAAGATCCATCTTCACAGTGGGGGTTCCACTGCCTGAGACGAGATCCGCCTGAACGGTCGATGTGCCCGCGGGAATTGACCAAAGGACGGGGTTGGCGGACAGGAGAGGGAAATAATTCGTTCCCTGGTCGTCCGTGACGGTCTTCCAGCCCGGCCGACTGTCGACGGTGAGCGTCCGTCCGACCGTCAGGCAGTCAGCTCCACCCGGCTGTGCCGGGATGCCCCAAGCCGACCCGTCAGGACCGGTGAAGGTGAAGCTCTTCAGAGGCCCGGTGATCGTCCACACGGGCCACGCTTCTATGTCACCGGGGTTGTCCACGATGAGCGTGCCCGTGGCCGGCGTGCCGCTGTTGAGCCTCAGGGGGAGGAACGGGTTCCCGAGCAGCGGGTACGACTGGCCGAAGCTCCAGTTGGCCTCTGTGTTCACGTCTCCGTAGAACCAGGGGTCCATGGCCATGAGTTGGATGCCGTAGGCGATCCAGGAGAAGCCCGAGGTACCTGCGGCTTCACTGCCTTCCATGCCGCTCACGTAGTAGCACTGAAGGCGCCGGACCACTCCGTCCTGCTCAACGAACGTGAGGACGGCGTACCCGTTCTTGGGGTTCAGCGCATTGGCGAGTTTGCGCTTGAAGGAAAGAAACGTCTTGCGGTCGATTCCGTAGACGAAGAGCGGCAAGAGGATCTGCCGGGCTGCTGCCCTGGCGCCGCGGTACATCGTGCCGTCGAGGTTCGGTGAGTCGTCGGTGTGCAGCTCGTACGGAGGCATGTCCAGCCCGGAAGCTCCGGGCTGAAGCACAATGGCCGGCCATGCCCCATTGGTGAGACCGGTGAGGGGGATCTCCTCCCCCTCACCGTTGTAGCCCCTGATCGACACGTAAGTGTGCTGCCAATCCTCCGGAATCGGGATGAGCGGGTTTGAGTTCCACCCTCCGTTATCTGGGGTATATGGCCCTGCGGGAATCGGCATTCAACACTCCTTGTCGATTACAGAGCGGCCATCGTCTCTGCGTACTTCATCGCCCGAAGAACGGCCTGAGTGGTGTTCTCGGCCTTGGCCTCATGAACGTGGATCTCGTACTTCGGACCCACCATCCCGGCCGTCTCGCGGTTGGTAAAGACGCGCTCACCACCCTTGAAATTGATCAGCTCAGGGCCCTTCTCGCCAACGAGGGCGACACCAGGAGAGGCCGAGCGGGTACCGGTCGCGTAACCCTTGAGCTTGCTGACCGAGGTGGTTTTCGTGGTCTTACCGCCAACGGTCCTTTCGGTAACCGTGGTGGTAGTCCCCTTGGCCGGGTCGGAGGTCGTGGTGGTAACCGTGGTGACCTTCCGGCCCTTCGAATCCGTCGAATAAGTAGTCCTTACACGGACGGTCTTCTTCTTGGCGGTGCTCCCTCCGCCCTTGACCGCCTGACCTTCGCCAGTGAGCCAAGTAAGGAGAGACGCCAATCCGGAAGAAACCTGCGTCTTCGAATTGAAGTGCAGCTTCTTCTTGAGGGTGTTCGTGATCGTGTCAGCGATTCCCTCGATCTGCTTCTTTAGCTTGTTGTCCTTCGCGGTCAGACCGTCGACAAGCGACTGAGCGGCCTTCTTCCCCGCGGAGTAGTACGAGCCAGCGACCGACTTACCGAGGTCATTCGAGGCCGTTCCGATAGCCGTATAGGTCTTGTTGTAGTCCGAGACCTGAGCAGCAGTGGACTTCAGCAGCTCCTTCGCCATGGCGTCACCCTGTTCGGGACCAGCCTGGGCAATCTCGCTGAGGATGTCCTTGGAAAAGCCCTTCTTCGTGAGCGCAGTAAGGTCGGTCTGGAAGGACTTAATCGCGGCCAGACGCTCATGCAGACTGTTGAGGCCGGCAGATGCCGACACTCCGCTGTCGTTGAACACGTCCGAGAGGGACCGCAGGCCAACGGCCTTGTCCGAGATGGACGAAGCCATTGCGGACTCGTCCTTCTTGACCTGGGCCAACTTGGCGTTAGCGTCCTTGAGCTTGGGCGCGAGGGCGGTCCGATCCTTCACGATCTTCTGGAGCTGCTTGTTCTCTCCGTCGAGCCACTTGTTCAGACTGTTGGCCGTCTTTGAACCGATCCGGTTCGAGGTGAACGCGTCCTTGATGATCTGATAGAGCTTGTTCACCGCGGAATTCAGGGACGACACGCTCTTTTCAGCGTCCGCCGCCACACCAGTGGTTCGCTTTGCTCCAGTACCGGAGGCGTAGCCCCTCAGCGCCTTGACCGCAGCCAACTTGCTGTCCTGGTGAGTCAGAACGGTTTCGCCGCCTCCGAAATTCACCAGCTCGGGGCCCTCTTCACCGACCCAGGCCCAGCCCTTAGCAGCACCATCGGTGCCAGTGGCGTACCCCTTGGTGCCGGAAAGAGCCTTCTGCCAGCCCTTGCCGTACCGGTGGACGGCGTAATTCAAGCCCGCGTAGATGTTCGCCATCGGGTCGAGAATGCCCCGCTTGAGGTACGGGCCGGCGTAGTGCTGGAACGTCTGTGGAATCGTCTGCATGAGGCCCTGTGACGGGTTACCCATCTTTGCGTTCGAGTCCCAGTTATTGACGATGCTCGGGTTGCCTCCGGACTCCACGCCGATCCGGTGAAGGACCAGGTCGAGGTTTGACGGAGAAAGACCGAGCTGAGCCAACGCCATTTTCACCTGAGGCGCCCACCGCTTAACACTGCCACCCGAACCGGGCTCGCTGATCAGCTTGGCTATCTTGTCGGCAACGTCCGGCTTTACAGCAGAGACCTTGTTCCCGGAGAAGTCGAACAGGCCCTTCGTGTTCGGGAGCGAATCCTTCGCTGTGTCGTAGATGTCGCCGACGACCTGAGAGGCATAGCCCATCGGGTTGTTCCAGATTTGCCCGGCCGACTTGACCATGTCAACCACGCCGTTGTACTCCGACTTGGCCATGTCCCAGACACCCGAGACGGTGTCGGCTATAGCCCCAGCCGGGTCAGACAGGAAATCAGTCCCTCCGTCCCAGAGAGCCTTGACAGAATCCCAAGTTCCGGTGAAAAGGCCGGTGACGCTGTCTTTCAGCGTGTCCCAACTGAAGAGGTCGGTGAGGAATTTGTCTCCACGCTGGAGGATATTCCCCTTGCCCTTCCAGACGTCATCCCATGCATACTGACCGGCGACAGGGCCTATGGCTCCACCGACAATTCCGATGAGCTGCGACAATCCGTCCGGGAGTGGCAGCTTCTTCAGGAATTCCCAGGAATCCTTTGACAGGAAGTTAAAGATTCCCTTGAACTTCGAGGCCATGTCGGAGCCGATGAAGTGGGCACCAGAGGTACCCGCCCCCACGACACCGCTTCGGGTGTCGCCACCGAGACCATCGGACGTGGCATCCATCGTCATGGTGGTGACCGCAGCGAGGGCGTCAGGTCCGATGTCGAAGTTCTCTACGAAGTTGCTGATCTTGTCGAGGCCGAACTTCTTGAAGACGCCGCCGTTGGCGAACTTCATTTCCTTACGAACCCCGCCGACACCCTTGGTGCGGGCGAGCAGGTTCATCTTGTCCACGAACCCAGGACCAACGGCCTGTGTCCACTCGGGCCGCATAATCGCCTCTCCACCCGACAGGTGGAGGTTGCCGGCCGTGGGGCTGACGAAGTGATGGACGTCCTTACCGGGGGTGTATCCCGGCAGAATGCCGCCTGTGGCCCTACTGGTGCTCGTGCCGCCGAGGCCATGCTTCTTCGGCGGGGTGACCTTGTGGTTGCCGCCGTTCGGCGCGTGATCCGCAATGTGCTTCAGCTCGGTGTTCAGGCCGAGAGCCGCGACGCCGGCCTCTTCGAGCTTCTTCTTCAGGTTGGCGATCTGGTCAACGATCTTCTTCGTGTTCAAGCCGTTGAGCTGACCGACACGGTGAATCAGAGAAGTCTCACCGGAACCGAACTTCTTCGAAGTGGCGTCCGCCTCGTCCTTTACGGCCTTGACTTCGCCACGCAGTGCGGTAAGAGCAAGCGCGTTGAGCTTGTTCACTTCCGTCTGCTCATGCTTCGTGGCGGAGATCAGTGAATCCGTCTTCGACTTCAGACCCTTGAATTCGTCAGTCACGCCGTTGAGGTTCTTGTCGTTCAGGGCGTTCACAGCGGTCTCGGAATGCTTGACCGAGGTCTTGAATTCGTCGTCCTTCTGCGTGACCTTCTTGAACTCGTCATCGAGGCCCGTGAGCTGAAGAGCCCGGAGGTTCTTCACGGAGGTCTCGACGTCCCGGACCGCCTTCGCGGCCAGTTCAGCCTTCGCCTTGACGCTGGAGTCCTTGCCAGCGAACTCCTCGGCGAGAGGCTTCAGGTTCTCGTCCTTGAGGAGCTTCAGCTCGTCCTTCAACCCTTGGATCAGGGTGTCCAGCTGGGTGACGTTGCGCTGAGCCTGCGAGGTGTTGACGTTGATCTCGTCAACCTGACGGCTGGGGCTCTGCGCTGTGCGTCGAGACTGGAAGCCGCTCTTGAAGCCGTTGCCCTTAGCGGCAGAGACGAGGCCACTCACCGCGGCTGTGCCGAGCTTGGCTGTCCCCTTGGTGAGCTTGAACGCGCCCTTGGCTATCCCAGCTATGGGAGATCCCAGCTTCAGAATCTTGCCGAAGATCTTGATGACGCTGCCGAAGACGATCGCTGCACCGCCCACGAGGGCGGCCAACTTCCCGGCCTTGATGACGAGGTTCGTCAGGCCAGGGTTGTTGTGGAGAACCTTGACTACGTCCTTCACCCAACCGGCAAAGATTGTCAGGTCCTTGAACAGCTCCTTGACGAGCTTTGCAGACGGCCCCTTCAGGTCCGAGGCAAGAGAGGTAACCGTGTTGAGAAGGCCACCCTGATAAGTGGTCTTCCCGTAGTTCGGGTTCTTCTTGTACTTCTCAACACCGCCCGGACCGACGCCGGTTTGGATGTACTTCCGGTTGTCTACGTGCTTCTTGCCCATGAGGGCTTCACCGGCACCGGAATACTCGTAAGTGCCATCCTTGCCCTTGGGCTTGATGAACAGGTTGGCCAGGCCGTACTTGCCCTGCTCCCACATGTTCGCAAGGCGGGTGCCAACCGTCGCGGAACCGGAGGAGACTGCCGCACCCGCAATCTTCGGGTCCTTCGCTCGCTTCAAGAGGGCGTCGACAACGCCCTCGCCGGGGACTCCGCCAGTGGTCTTGGCGTTGGCCATCCAGTCCATCATCTGAGCCGAAGCGGTGTACTCCTTCGGCAGCTTGATGCTGACGCCGGCCTTCTTCTGCTGGCTGAGCTTTGTCTTGGTCTCCTTCTTTGTGAAGGATCGATCAGAGAAGCCGAAGGACTTCGCCAGTTCCTCAATCGGGATACCGGCGTTGTCTGCAAGCGACTTGACGTTTCGCAGAGACGCACGGTCGGCGTCCTGCATGATGGAAACGGCGTACATCGCACGCTGAACCTGAGCAGGGTCAGTGACACCCGCATAGGCGGAGAGGTTTCCGATGGCCTGAACAAGGCTCGTTGCCCGCGCGGACGCCTTCTTTGAAGAGAGGCCGTGAGCGGTGCCAGCACGGGTGTACTGCGTGCCGTACTTGAACATGTCCTCGACGCTGTAAGGCGTCGCCGTGCCGTAGTTCTTGAGGGTGTTGATTTCCTTCGAGGTGTCCTTGTTGGACACGCCCATGCGCTGAAGTGCCGTCTGGGCCTGCATCATCGAGTCGGCAGCCGAGACACCCAGATACGACATCGCGCCGGCCGCCGTCATGAGCGGCGTGACCAGGTTCCGGGTGATGCTGCGTCCGAACTCGGACATGGTGGAGCCGAAGCCCTCGACCTTGCTGCCCATGCCGTGGACAGCACCAGTCCAGCTCTTCTCAACCTTGCGAGCATTGCTCTGGAGAGTCCGAACCGTGGCAGCACCCTGCCGGATCGTCTGAAGGTTGGCAGCCTTCTGGGCCTCCGCCGACTTGATGGCCGCCTGAGTAGCCGCAACACGTGCAGACTTCTCGGTCTCCAGCTCGGAAAGTATCTGAGTCCTACGCGTGTTGTACGCCTGCGTGTAGGCGGCCGTAGTCTCACGGGCTGCGGTCTTCGCCGCCGCGGCCTCCATGCCCGCCTGGCGGATGATCAGCCGGGACAGGGACGAACGCTGTGCAGCACGCGCCTTGTCCTGTGCAACCTCTTCGGCTGCGACTTTCCGGGCCTCCGTGGCTTCGAGCGTCGCCCACTGCTTGGCACTGGCGATGCGAGCGGAGGTCAGTTCCTTACCTGCGGCCTCCATCTCTGCCACAGAGGTGAGGTAGGCGTCAGCCACCTCTTTGCCGTACTTGATCTCAAGATCACGGGCAGTACGAAGAGCCTTGTCCTGAGCAGCAGCAGCCTTCTCGGCCGCAGCCGTCTTTACGGCCTCCGCCTTGGCGTGCGCCTCGGTGACCATGGACAGGGCCTTGAGGTAGCCGGCCACCTCGGTCTTGTTGAACTCGGAGCGCTTCGCGGCAGCCTTCTGCTCCAGCTCGACGCGCTTAGCGGCTTCCTCTCCGTAGACCTTGGTCACGTAGGCCAGAAGCTTGGTCTGAAGCTCCGCAACCTGCTCGGCTAGCTTCTTCTGGTCACCCGTAAAGGCCGCAATTTCCTTCTGGGCCAAGTCGAGCTGCTTACGAAGCTCAACCTGGTTCATCTCGGGAGTGATTACGATGTAGGCGCTTCCAACAGGTATTCTCTCAGCCGACATCGGCCCCCCTTAGAGGTTGCTCATTCGATTGAAGAAAGTCACCACCTCGTCTGTTGAGGCGTGCGAGTACGTAGCGGACTCGGGTTCTGGCTCAATCTGGCCAGGACGCGGCAGCGGAGCCGGCGCGGGGATGTCGTTGGACTCGTCACCAGAATTGGCCTGGATGAAGAGCCAGTTGGACAACTCAAGAGCGTCAGAGACGCGAGCCAACAGGTATTCGCTCTCGGTCCATTCGGCGGATTCATCTACGGTGCCCGCCAACACCGAACGTCCTGTCTGACGGAGAAGAGATCCGATCAGGACAGAGACACGGCGCAAAGAGAGCCGCCCACGCCAAAGATCCAGAAGGTCAACCCCGAAGAACTGAAGCAAGTCAGCTTCTAGTTCCTCGGGGAACTTCCGAATGACGTAGACGGCTCTGCTCAGTTTCCCGTGGCCTTGGAAATCTTCTCGTTGAAGTGCTGGAAGTCACGGATGGTGGGCTTAGTGGCCCGGTACTTCTGCCACTGCTCCTCACCGAGGACGATGCGCGCGGCCTCGAAGTCGTTGTCAGCGAAGACAACGTCAACCGGGAAGTCCATCGGGGAAGGCAGGCTGTAGGTCTTGCCGTTGTGCTCGACCTCGATCACTTCACCGGTGGCCTCGGCCTCCGCGGCAACCAGCTCGGTGTCAGCGTCGGGAACCTCGACGGTCTCAACGGTCTCGACGGCAGTCTTCTTTTCAGCCATGGGAACTCCAAAGGAAGCAAAGGGGGTTTGGGGTGAGAGAGAGTGCCGGGGATTACAAGCCCTCCCCGGCAGGGGCGGGAACTACTTCAGGGTCACGGGGTGACAGTGCCGCTCATGTCCTGGTTCGTGAAGACGGTGCCGAGGACACCGTTCGAGTCCAGCGCCTCAATCGTGAGCTGGTACTCCTGAGCTGCCGTACGGACGAGCGTGATAGCGCCTCGGTCCTGCACCATGGCCCGCGGAATCACAACGCGGTTGAGAACGCTGCCCTGCGACCAGTCCACGACGATGGAGATCTCCTGAAGAGACGGCGTGCTGGCGAGGTCGAGCTTGTAGGTAGTGCCACCAGTGCCGCCCGTGACCTCAGTCCACTGGGCGCCGAAGAACAGCTCAGTCGTGTTGATGTTGGACTCGGCGAAAGTCGCCTGAATGGAGAAGGTGGCGGAAGTGACGTTGTACAAAACCGGAACTGCGCTCTGCCAAACGTTCACGGGGTCCGTGTTGACCTGCGGCGTAATGGTGACGCCCGCGTCCGACACATAGCCGAGGGAAGTGAAGCCGGCCGGTGCGGTCTTACCGTCACCCACGTCCGTGGGGAGAGTGGCACCTACGGCAGGCGCCATGTAGACGAAACCGCTCGGGGCGAACCGAATCTTGGAAGTATCAACGTTGCTAGCGGTCATGCAGGCTCCTTTGGGGAAACAAAAAACGGCCCCAAAGGGGGCCGCAGGCTGAGGAGTTGGGCGGTTAGTCGTCGGTTGTGAGGAACACGGAGACCTCGCCCGTGTACGCGGGCTCAAGGGACTGTTCGTCGGGGTGCCAGTGAGGCGCCGAGATCTCGCGCACAGCGAGCACCAGGGCGCCCTTGAGGGCCTGGCCCGGAAGGTGCTCTAGGAGGTAGTCACGAACGACGTAGGCGAGGGAGCCGGCCTCAGCCGTGCTCTGGCCGTACACGTCATAAAGGATGTCCATGCGGTCCATGCGGTCCCGCACCATGCGGTAACCACCGGCCTGGATCAGGTAGACGGTGGTCTCACCGACGTTCCGGCCTACGAGGGTCCCTGTCACCGCGTCAGCGGGAATCTCGGGACACGTGCTCAGGTAGTCGATCAGTAGGGGGAGCGGGTCAACTCTCATTCAACACGCTCACTTTCCAGCACCCTCTTGAAGAAGAACCGTCCCTTGTGGCGACGTCCGGAAGGGTCGCGGTATCCGCGCTCCTGGAGCATCGCGTGCCGGGCTCGCTCGTTCTCTTCAACGACGATGTAGCCGACCCATTCAGTGCCGACCTGTTCGACGTAAGGCGTGATGTTCTTCTTGATCGAGAATTCGTCGGTATGCACGTGAGGCCCGCGGGGCGCGGCCTTGACCATTTTTCCGGCAAGCTCAGAAGTCTTGGCGGCAACGAGAGCCCTCACTTCACCGGAGTGCATGAGAGTGGTCTCGAAGCCGTTGTTGGTCTCGAAGGTGAAGCCACCCTTTGTGAACCTGGTGTACTGCTTGCCCCTGGCCTGTCCTGGTTTTGCGACACGACGGGCCATTACTTAGTCACCATCCTCACGTTCAACATGGTGTATTGGCGGGAACCGAGCTTCCACTTCCACGCCTCCCCCTCGGGATGCCATGTGTTTCCCTGAAACTGAATTCGGTCAGCGGAATCGACATCGACATCACCGGGGAGGTAGAGCGTCGCCCGGTTAAGGGCGGTCTCACGGGCGGCTTCGTCTGTCTTCCAGGCTCGCCGGTACGGGACGCCGGCACCCGTGCCGGACCACACGACAGTCGTGTTGTCCCAGTCCCGGTGCTTGCCGTAGTCGTCGGTGACGAGCTGGGCGCGGTGGACTTCTATACGGTCGTTGAAGAGCGCCATGTGATCTCCGGTCGGTCGGGCTTGTGTGTCTCGGCCCGGTGCAGGGAGATCGAGGCAACGCGCTGCCTGTACTTCGACAGCATCGACTTAGCGGCCTCGGAGAGGCCCTGGCTGTACGCGTTGGTCGCGTACTGGACCTCAAGGTCACCTGTCTTCTCCATGACCGTTCCAGGAGAGACGGACAACCACCGGATCACCTCAGAGCAGACGGCAGCCTTCACCGCGGCCGGCACAGCCGCCCAGCCCCAAGAGGCTGTGACTGTGGCCGTGGTGTACGCGGGTGAGTGACGCAGGTAGAGGACAGCTCCCATGACCTTGTATTCGTCGGTCGTGAGGTCCCTGTCCTCGTACTCGTCGTGCAGGGTGATGGACGAGATATTCAGGCCGGGGAAGACAAAGGGGGCCAGGACAGCCTGACCCCCTTCAATCACCAGCTCGAACGTCTCGTTGGTGTGCTGCTGGAAGTCACTCCGGCAGTAGTCAGTGACCAACCCTGTGGCGTCCTCTATGAAGGCGTTGACCCTGGCGGCCTCCGTGTCGTCTGCGACGGGCCGCCCAAGGCGGGCGGTCACGTCATCAAGGGTTACGAAGGCCATCCGATCAGTCCGTCGCGGTCTCGGTGACGGTGACGGTGGCGTTGTGAGCGGTGATCGCAGCCTCAACACCGCGAGCCACGACGAGCTGTTCCGGTCGAACGACCTTGGCGTCGTAGATCACGCGCGACTTGATCGCGTCGGTGAAGGTGTTCTGAGGCTTGTACGCCTCCATCTGAGCGAACGGGATGACGACCGAGGTCGCAGCGGTGGCGCCCATGTAGAGGTCAACCGCCTCGAACTTCTGGTTGCCCTTCCGGATCAGAGGGTTGTTCGGGCGCGTGTGAGAACCGAGCGCGTTCGCCACAGTGACCGGGACACCCAGGATGGTGCCGATCGCAGAAGCGCCGTTGGGGATGACCGGCGTGCCGCCGTAGACCTGCGCCTCGATGAACTTCGGGTCCTGGAGCAGGAGCGAGCGCATCCGCGGGGAGATGAACAGGAACCGGTCGGCAGGAGCCGACTTGATGTCCAGGTTCTCCAGCATCGCGACGACGTAGTCATAGACCGAGAGGATTCGGCCGGCCGCCTTGCGGGTGGTGTTGTCACCAGTCGGGGCGTCGGTGATCTCGTCAATCTGACCGTGCAGGGCCGACAGGCTCGAAACGGTCGCGGACGCATCCGCAGTGCCGTTCAGGTCCTTACCCGCGACAGCGGCGAGAAGGGTCTGAGCCACGACCTCATCGAGCTTGACCGCCATAGCGCGGGCGCGCTGGGCGATCAGGTTCGACATCAGGTCAATGCCGCTCTTGGTCTGGAGCTGGTGCAGCGCGTCGACCTCGATGTGGAAGGACGAGCCCTTGGCCACACGCATGTCGATGTACTGAAGCGACGCGTGGTCGGCGGAGCCGATCGAGCCGTACGCCGAGACCAGGCCCTTGTCCGAGACCTGGTCGTTCACGAAGTGCGGGATGTGGACGACGTCGCCCTCACGCCGGAACTCGCCCTCGTACTGGCGGTTCGTGAACTTGGCGGAGCCGAGAACCAGCTCCTCTTCGAGATCCTGGAGAAGTTCCGCAGTCCAAATCTCGGGAATGAAAACGTTGCCGGAAGCTGCCTGAAGGCCAGTACCAGCCTGAGTGTTAAAAGCCATGCATTACCTCACTGGATAGGTCAGATGTCACCCCTGAGAAGCGCGTCAAGGCGGCCGTCCTTACGGGCCGAATTGATTTCCGCGGGGGTCATATTGGAGAGATCAGCTCGGGAGAGCTGGTTAGCGCCGGGTGATCCCTGGCGGCCAAGACCGATGTCCTGGCGAAAAGCGGGAGGAGCGTCCCGCTTCGGGAGTGACGACACGAATTCAGAAAGCGCGTCGGCGTTTACCTGTCCGTCAGAGCTGACGAACCGGGACATGTTGAGGAAGTCGGCCGAGGGAAGATCCACCCCGGCAGAAGCGGCCAGAGCACGAAGCTCGGCCTCAGCAAGTCGAGTGCCAACCTCAGAAAGTGCAGCGTTGCGACCGTCAGCCCTCGCGTCCTCGATCGCCTTTTCCGAGTCCGTCATCTGGGACTGGCGAAGCTGATCAAGTGCGGTAGAGGTTTCCTTGAACCGGGTCTCGTTCTTCCGGCTCAGGCTCTTCCACTTGTCGACTTCGGCCTGAAGACTTTCGAGAGTCGGGGCCTGGTCCTGCGACGTGTCAGTGGACTGCTGTCCAGACTCGGCGCCAGTGGAAGTGCTCTGGTTGTCGTCACTCATTGATCGACCCATCCATTTCGGTGTTCGGGCATGAAAAAAGGCCGCCGTTTCGGCGACCGTCGTAATGCGGGGTAGGGGTTACTTGGCCGGGTTCTGTTTCCGGGCCTGGTTGCCGCTGTTGCCCTGGGGCGGCTTAGCAGCCGTCTTCTGGGCCTTCTGCGACATGCCGGGAGGACCGGCAGGCTTGTTACCGGGCTCGTCGCCCGTGGGGTCCTGCTGCTGTGCGTTCGGGTCGGGGTACTTCTGCGCCAGTTCCATTGCGGCCTTGGCGTCCTGTTCCCTCATGTCCGCGAAGCGGCTGACCTGTTGCGGCGTGTAGCCCGCGTCAGAGAGGAGCTGGTCTCTGGGGACACCGATCATCTGAAGCTTCAGAAGGGCGTCCATGTGCTGAGCCTCGGTGCGGTTCTCCGGGTCTCGCCAGATGGTCTCTGCGGAGAATGCATCTGCGCGGGCATCGCCCATAACGGCGAAGCAGAGCCGCATGACCTGTTCCCAGGATTCTCCGAAGTGGAGCATCCGCTCACGGGTCTTTGCTATGAGTCCCGCTTCCGCCGCGGTGATCGACTCACCGGAGGGAATCTGCCCACCTCCACTGACGAAGTAGTGGAAGGGAATCCGGCTGATCGAAGCCATGTGCTGAACAAGCATCTCGACCAGGACCACATAGTTGGAGAGGTTCGCAGCCTCGAACTGGCCGAACTTGGCGTTCGGGTCTTCGGCCTGCAAGAGCTTGTCCACCGCGACCTTGAAGGGCTCGATGGGGTTGCCGTGGTCGTCCTCAACGATTTCCAGGCCCGTCACGTACCGCTGGG